CCGCCATCCGCAGTGCCTACTTCATCCACTCGCGTAAGGGCACCATCGGCGCCCTGCGCCGCGTCGTGGAACCGCTGGGCTATTTGATCGAGGTGCGCGAGTGGTGGGAGGAAGTGCCGGCCGGCGTGCCCGGCACCTTCCGCCTGCTGATCGGCGTACTGGACACCGGCATCGACGAAGTCATGTACCAGGAACTGTCATTCCTGATCGACGACGCCAAGCCCCTGAGCCGCCATCTGATCGGCCTGGCCATCGGCCTGGAAGTGCGCGGCCGCACGTACATCGGCGCCGCTGCCGTCGATGGCGAAACCCTCACCGTCTACCCCTACGCACCCGGCCCCATTGAGGTCAGCAGCCCCGCCGTGCTGCTCGGCGGCGCCGCCCACACCATCGACACCATGAGCGTCTACCCATGAGCCAGACCTATTTCGCCATTCTCACCGCTGTCGGCGAGGCCAAGCTCGCCAACGCCACCGCCCTGGGCGTACCGCTGCAGATCAGCCGCATGGCCGTAGGTGACGGCAACGGCAACCTGCCGGTTCCCAACCGCCAGCAGACGGCGCTGGTGCGCGAGACGTACCGGGCCGCCCTCAACGAGCTCAAGATCGACCCGGTAAATGCGAGCCAGATCATTGCCGAGCTGGTCATCCCGGAAACCGAAGGCGGCTACTGGCTGCGCGAAATGGGCCTGTATGACGTGGCTGGCGACCTGATCGCCGTGGCCAACTGCCCGCCCAGCTACAAGCCGGAAATGGCCGAAGGCTCTGGCCGCACCCAAGTGCTGCGCATGGTGCTGATCGTCTCCAGTACCGCCGCCGTGCAACTCAAGATCGACCCCAGCGTAGTGCTCGCCACGCGGGCCTATGTCGATGCAGGTGACAACGCAGCCAAGGCACACGCGTCAAGCCTGATCGCCGTTCACATGCTGGCCAGTGACCCGCACCCTCAGTACATGCTTCGCAGTGAAATTGTCATTTCACCTGATGCCCCCACCGAAGAAGACGAGGCGCCCATCGGCACGATCTGGCTGCAATACGAGGTCGTCTGATGAATTTCCACATCAAAACACCTGCCGGCTTTGCACCAGGAGTCATGCCGCTCGCCAGGCTTGAAGATGGCTGGAGAGAAGGCGAAGAGCTGTTCGTGAACACACCCGAAGGCTGGCGCACTGTCTGGCGTCGCACCGTGGTGTTCATAAACGAAATAGACCGAGCTGGCGCCACCATCTTCGACCTCATGGGGCAACCCACAAAAGCGCGCAACTACGTATTTATCAACCGTGCTGTGCTCTACGGAGTGGCCGGTGGGTTTGCACTGCGTACCGGCGTATTTCCTGCCGGCTCAACGCTGACCATCATCAACGAGAACTACATACGCGGGCCTGGGGGCCGTGGCGGTTCCCACTCGTTGGGCATGGCGGGCGTTCCCGGCGGCGCCGCGTTACTGCTGGACTTTCCCACTCGTATCGACAACGCGGCCGGCTGGATCTGGGGCGGTGGTGGCGGCGGCGGCGGTTTCTACGCCGATTCTCGCAACGCTGGCGGCGGTGGGGGCGCCGGCCGTGTGCCTGGTTCAGCAGGTGGCAGTTTTCAATCCACAACCTTGCCGTATGTCAGCGCGACCAGCGGAACGGAAACAACAGGCGGCGCCGGTGCGAGATTTCCTGGGTACGGCCCCACTGGTGCCGCCGGCGGCTTACCAGGCTCACCTGGCAACACTGGCACCTATGCAGCAGGTGCGGCCGGCAGGGCCATTCAAACCAACAGCCACGCACTCACCTGGCTGGCTGGCAACACCACTGATCAAGTAAAGGGTCCCATCGAATGAGCACACTTAAAGTCCTCTCAGTATCAGCCGTCGACCGCACAATCCTGATTGACTGGGGGAATGTGACTCTCAATCACTACATCCCGGCCGCTTTGCTCGCAAACCCCACTATGCCCGCCAGCGACATACTGGAGATTCTGGAAGGCATGCGCCCTGCTCCGGCAGTTCCTGCCGAACTGCCCGATGCACTTATGGGTATCGTGGAGCCCGCCCCAGCCCAAACGGTCGATAGCCTCTGCGCCGCCATCGACTTGGCTGCTGACGTGGCGCGACTGCATGTCGCCGGCGACCCCCTGCGCGCCGTCGAATACGACCGCGCCCGCCTGCAGGCCGAACAGTTCGCCGCCGCCGGCTACGAGGGTGAAGTCCCGGCCATGGTCGCCGCCTGGGCCATCAACGGGCGCACGCCACAACAAGCGGCCGAAAGCATCCTCAACGAGGCTGCCGCCTACACCAACGCCCTGGAACTGCTGCGCACCACACGCCTGGCCGCGAAAGAGCAGGTGCGCGCATTGATGGCCGCCAGCCAGGCCGAGCAGGCCCAGCAGCTCGCAGACCAGACCATCGCCGCCATCGAAGCTGCCGTCGCCGGCATCGGCAACAACGCCTAACTTTTCTTGAGGAAGGCTAGCTCCGCTTCGGCGGGGCTTTTAGTAAGATAACTGCTCGACTTCGATAAGGAATTTCAGATGTCTAGCAACCTTATTCCGCAGCCCACCACAATCCAGCGTATTTGTACCGCTTACGAGAAGAGCGTATTTCTTCCATTCATCATTCCGTTTATGAATGCGATTGGGCTGGGCTCAATTGATCGTATAGCCTCAAAACACGCAACGGACTATCAGTTCAAACAGTACAACGCAATTCTTCGAGAGCTTGATAAGAAGATCGACAAAAAGCTTTCTCAGCCTGGATCCGACGATTTCTACCCTGCTGTGCAAACTAGTCTTAACGCTCTGCTCCAAACGACAAGCACGGAAAAAGCAGCGCTGTTCGCTACGGTTATAGCCGGCACGTGGAGCAGCCAGCAGTCAAACTGGAGTGAGGTATCTCAGACACTCAGGCTGATTCGCGAACTGGAAGATATCCACATTGCAATTCTTCATGAAGCCAAAGACATTCACTTTATGCCAGGCCAGCCTAATTTTACTGTTGGCGACAATGGCTACAAAGACGCTATCAAGATCGATGATAAGTTCGCCGATATTGATCCGATGCTTCTTCTGGCCTGTGTCTCTGACCTTATATCCAAAGGCCTCTTAAACGACTCATTCACTGGAGACGGACATAAAGACTCAAACATTGTGAGCCTTGCCCAACGTTTAAACATGCCACCGAAGCCAAGTAAGCTCGCCTACTCAATATCACCTCTTGGATTATGGTTTCTTGAAAGACTAGCTAGCGTATAGCAGCAGCTCTTGTGTAGTTCCCCAGCCCCGCCCAGTGCGGAGCTTTTTTAACCCCGCCCTGTACCGCGCCCCGCTACAGCCCCCGCCGCTCGCGCCGCTTGCGCGCGCGCGTCACCCTCAAGGCTCACTGCAACGGCACCACGCCACCAGGAGCTAGCCCATGTCCACCGAATTTCACCATGGCGTGCGCGTCCTCGAAATCAACGAGGGCACGCGCCCCATCCGCACGATCTCCACCGCCGTGGTGGGCATGGTCTGCACCGCATCCGACGCCGACCCCGCAACCTTCCCACTCAATAAACCGGTGCTGCTCACCAACGTGCTCACCGCCAGCGGCCAGGCCGGCGAACTCGGCACCCTGGCCCGCAGCCTGGATGCCATCGCCGACCAGACCAAGCCCGTCACCGTCGTGGTGCGCGTGGAAGATGGCGAAGGCGCCGACGATGCCGCCAAGGAAGCCGACCAAACCACCAAGATCATCGGTGGCGTCACCGCTGGCGGCCAGTACACCGGCCTCAAGGCGCTCATGGCGGCCGAGGCACAGCTCGGTGTGCGCCCGCGCATCCTCGGAGTGCCGGGGCTCGACAACCTGCCGGTCACCACCGAGCTAGCCGCCATTGCCGAACAAATGCGCGCCTTCGCCTACGCCAGCGCCTGGGGCGCCGACAACGTGTCCGAGGCCATCGCCTACCGTGAAAACTTCGGCTCGCGTGAGCTCATGCTCATCTGGCCCGACTTCGTTTCCTGGGACACCGCCACCAGCAGCACCGCACCGGCCGCAACCATCGCCCGCGCCCTGGGCCTGCGCGCCAAGATCGACCAGCAGGTCGGCTGGCACAAAACCCTTTCCAACGTCGCCGTCAACGGCGTCACCGGACTGTCCCGCGACATCTACTGGGACCTGCAAAACCCCGCCACCGATGCCGGCCTGCTCAACGCCAGCGAAGTCACAACCCTAATTCGCCGCGATGGCTTCCGCTTCTGGGGCAACCGCACCACCAGCAGTGATCCGCTGTTCGCCTTCGAGAACTACACCCGCACCGCCCAGGTGCTGGCTGACACCATGGCCGAGGCCCACTTCTGGGCAATCGACAAGCCCATGTCTGGCAGCCTGGTGAAAGACATCATCGACGGCATCAACGCCAAGTTCCGCGAGCTGAAAACCGGCGGCTACATCATCGACGGCCAATGCTGGTTCGACCCGGATGCCAACGACAAAGACACCCTCAAGGCCGGCAAGTGCTTCATCGACTACGACTACACCCCCGTGCCGCCGCTGGAAGACCTCACCCTGCGCCAGCGCATCACTGATCGCTACCTCATGACCTTCGCCGAAAGCGTCAACGCGGCCTGACCCATTCACCCGCGCGGCCCGGCCGCGCCGTAGGAGAGCAACACCATGGCGCTGCCTAAAAAGCTCAAGCACATGAACATCTTCAACGACGGTAACAGCCACCAAGGCGAGGCCAAGACCGTCACCCTGCCCAACCTTACCCGCAAGATGGAGGCCTTCCGCGCCGCCGGCATGGACGGCCCGGCAAAGGTCGACCTCGGCCTCGGTGGCGACGGTATTCAGCTCAGTTACACCCTGGGCGGCTGGTCGCTGATCACCCTGCGCCAATACGGCGCCGTGCGCGCTGATGGCGTGATGCTCCGCTTCATGGGCTCCGTTCAACGTGACGACAGCGGCGATACCAGCGCCGTCGAAGTGGTGGTGCGCGGCCGGCATGAAGAAATCAGCTTCGGCGACGCCACCCCCGGCGAAGACACCGAGCACGAAATCACCGTCACCTGTACCTACTACAAGCTCACCGTAGACGGCGAAGTGATCATCGAAATCGACCTGCTCAACTTCGTCTTCATCGTCGACGGCACCGACCTGCTGGAGCAGCACCGCCGCAACATCGGCCTGTAACCCGCATAGCCCACCCCCGATGCCGGCAGCGCTGCCCCCGCAGCGTGCGCCGGCCCTTACACCCGAAGGAGCTAACCCATGACCGAGAAGAAAACCGCGCAGCCGGCCGAAGTCGCCGAAGCCGCCCCAGCCAAGAACCCCAACGAGGCCACCGTCGAGCTCGACACGCCCATCGTGCGCGGCACCCAGGAAATCACCGAAATCGTCCTGCGCAAGCCGAAAAGCGGCGAGCTGCGCGGCGTCGCCCTGGTCGACCTACTGCAAATGGACGTGCTCGCCCTGCGCAAGGTCCTGCCGCGCATCACCACCCCCAGCCTGACCGACCATGAGATCGGCAACATGGACCCAGCCGACCTGGTCGACTGCGCCGGCAAGGTGGCGGCTTTTTTGCTGAAGAAGTCGGCGAGGGAAGCTGTCCTCGACGCGTAGACGACGCCATGGCGGATATCGCCATGGTCTTTCATTGGGGGCCGGCGGATATGGACCCGCTCGGCCTGGCAGAACTGATCGACTGGCGCGAAGAGGCCAGGAAGCGTTGGGAGCGGCAGCATGGCCAATGATTTGAAAATGGAGGTCATCCTCCAGGCGATTGACCGTGCCACCCGCCCCATTCGCGCCATCACCCAGGGCAGTATTGGCCTCGGCCGCGCCCTGAAAGACTCCCGCGATCAGCTCAAGGCCATGCAGGCCCAGCAGCGCGATATCAGCAGCTGGCGAACCCTGCGCACCGCCGCCGGCCAGACCGAGCAATCGCTCCAGCAAGCCCGCGACCGCGTCAAGGAACTCGGCCGCCAGATGGCCTCCAACGGCGTGCCCACGCGGCAGATGCAACGCGACCTGCAGGGCGCCATCCGTGCCGCCACCAACCTCAAGCGCGAACACCAGGAGCAACAAACCCAGCTCCAGGGTCTGCGCACCAAGCTCAATGCCGCCGGCATCAGCACCCGCAACCTGAGCACACACGAGCGCGAGCTCCGCAACCGCATCGAGCACACCAACAAGAGCATCGCCGACCAGACGCGGCGTATGCAGGCGCTCGCCCAGCAGAACAAGCGCCTGGCCCAGGCCCGCGCCCAGTACGACAAAACCCAGCAGCTCGCCGGCAGCATGGCGGGCTCCGGCGCCGCCGGACTGGCGTCGGGTAGCGGCATTCTCTACGCCGGCGCCCGCCTGCTCGCGCCGGGGCTCGACTTCGACGCCAGCATGTCAAAGGTGCAATCGCTCACCCGCTTGGACAAGAACAGCCCCGAGCTGGCCGCCCTGCGCGAACAGGCGCGCCAACTGGGGGCAAGCACCCAGTTCACCGCCGGCCAGTCCGCCGACGCCCAGGGCTTCCTGGCAATGGCCGGCTTCAACCCGCAGGCCATCCGCGCCGCCATGCCGGGCATGCTCTCGCTCGCCAAGGCGGGCGACAGTGAGCTCGCCGAAACTGCCGATATCGCCTCCAACATCCTCACCGGCTTCAACCTGCAAGCCGCGGATATGGGCCGCGTGGGTGACGTGCTGGTCGGCGCCTTCACTCGCTCCAACACCAATTTGCAGATGCTCGGCGAAACCATGAAGTACGTGGCGCCGGTCGCCGCAGGCGTTGGGCAAGACATCGAAACCATGGCAGCCATGGCCGGCAAGCTCGGCGACGCCGGCATTCAGGGCAGCATGGGCGGTACCGCCCTGCGCGCCATCATCAGCCGCCTAGCCGCGCCACCGAAGATGGCAGCCGAAGCGCTGGACTCCCTCGGCATCAGCGCGAAAGACGCCCAGGGCAACATGCGCGATATGCCCACCGTGCTGCAGGAGATCTACGAGAAAACCAAGGCCATGGGCGACGCCGAGCGCGCGGGCTTCCTCAAGGGCATCGCCGGCGAGGAAGCATTCAGCGGTCTGCAGGTCCTGGTGCAACAGGCTGGCAATGGCGAGCTGCAAAAATTCATCGGCACCCTGCGCGAAGCTCGAGGCGAGGCCGAGCAAACCGCCAAGGTCATGGCCGACAACATGCGCGGCGACCTGGATGCACTCACTAGCGCCTGGGAAGACCTCGGCATCCAGCTGCAGGAACAACAGGACGGCCCGCTGCGCGGTATCACCCAGGGCATCACCCGCGTCATCGGCGGCGTCAAAACCTGGGTGGAACAAAACCCCGCCCTGGCGAGCCAACTGGTCAAAACGGCCGCCGGCCTGGGGCTAATCATGGCCACCATGGGGGGCTTGACCCTGATGCTCGCCTCGATCCTCGGCCCGTTCGCCATGGTCCGTTACGGCATGATGCTGCTCGGCATCAAGAGCCTCGGCGCCGTAACCGCACTCAAGTCGGTCGGCAGCGTGCTGCTGTGGATCGGCCGCCTGGCCATGGCCAACCCTATCGGCCTGCTCATCACTGCCCTGGTGGTCGGCGCCGTGCTCATCTACAAGAACTGGGACGCCGTGAAGGCCTACCTGCTCGGCCTGTGGGCAGAGCTGCAGGCGGGCTTCTCCGGCGGGCTGGGCGGTATCGCCGCCACCATCCTCAACTTCTCGCCGCTGGGCCTGTTTCACCGCGCCATGGCCGGCGTGCTCAGCTACTTCGGCGTAGACATCCCGGCAAAATTCACAGACTTCGGCGGCATGCTCATGGATGGCCTGGTTAACGGCATCACCTCCAGCCTCGGCCGCGTGAAAGACGCCATCACCGGCGCCGGCGGCGCGACTATCGATTGGTTCAAGCAGAAGCTCGGCATTCACTCGCCCTCGCGCGTATTCGCCGAGCTGGGCGGCTTCACCATGCAGGGGCTGGAAGAAGGCCTGCTCAGCGGCCAGAGCGGCCCGCTCGGCGCCGTGCTCGGCCTGGGCAAGCAACTGGCCGCAGCCGGCGCCATCACCTTCTGCGCGGCCGGCAGCGCCATCGCCATGGACAACCGCCCGCCCCTGGGCAGCCAAAGCACGCCCAGGGCGGCCCAGATGCAAGCAGCAGCGCCCATCACCATCCATGTGCATGCAGCGCCGGGCATGGACGAGCATCAGCTCGCCCGGGCGGTCGCGGCCGAGCTGGCCAAGGCGCAGCGCGCCAACCAGGCCCGCAGCCGCAGCGCACTTTCAGACCAGGAGTAATAGCCATGATGATGGCCCTCGGCATGTTCACCTTTGGCCTGCCAACCATTGCCTACCAGGAGCTGCAGCGCACCACCGAATGGCGCCACGGCTCAACCAGCCGCATCGGCACCAACCCCGCCAGCCAGTTCCTGGGCCGCGGTGAAGACACCATCACCTTGCCAGGCACCCTGCTGCCCGGCCTGGTCGGCTCGCCGCTCAGCCTCGACACCCTGCGACTCATGGCCGACACCGGCAAGGCCTGGCCCCTGGTCGGTGGTACCGGCAAAATCTTCGGCGCCTGGGTCATCACCAGCATCAGCGAAACGCAGCAGATTTTCTTTGAGGACGGCACACCCCGCCGCTACGAGTTCACCATCAACCTCAAGCGCATCGACGACGGCCGCACCGACATGCTCGGCAGCCTCACCGGCATCATCGGCGGCGGCCTGCTGTGAGCATCCTGGGCCAAGCCGGCCAGCTGCTCGAACGCGCTGCCAGCGGCTACCGCGACCTCACCAGCTACGCCCGCCCGATCTGCCGCGTGGTGGTCAACGGCACCGACATCACCGACATCATCCTCGGCGGCCATGAACCGCGCCTTGTCAGCATCGAGCTGACCGACAATCGCGGGCTGGAGGCGGACCAGCTCGACATCACCCTCAGCGACCACGACGGCCTGCTCGCCATCCCGCCGCGCGGCGCCACCCTGCGCCTGTGGCTCGGCTGGAGTGACAGCGGGCTGATCGACAAAGGCACCTACACCGTCGACGAAACCGAGCACAGCGGCGCGCCGGATACCCTCAGCATTCGCGCCCGCAGCGCGGACATGCGAGGCGGCCTCAAGGTCAAGAAAGAGCGCAGCTGGAGCACCGCCACCCTCGGTACCATCATCGGCGCCATTGCGTCCGCTCACGGCCTGGCGCCAGTGGTCAGCGCCGTGCTCGCCGGCATCGAGTTGCTGCAGGTCGACCAGGCCAACGAGTCAGACGCCAACCTGCTCAGCCGGCTCGGCCGCGAGCATGACGCCATCGCCACCGTGAAGGCCGGCCGGCTGCTGTTCCTGCCCACCGGCAAGGCCACCACCGCCAGCGGCCTGGCCCTGCCCCACGTCACCCTCACCAGGGCAGACGGCGACCAACACCGTTTTCTGCAAGCCGACCGCGACGCCTACACCGGCGTCAAGGCCTACTACTACGACGTCAACAGCGCAGACAAAAAAGAGGCCATTGCCGGTGCCGGCGACAACCTCAAGGAACTGCGCCACAGCTACACCGACCAGGCCAGCGCCCTGCAGGCCGCCCGCGCCGAGTGGAAACGCCTACAGCGCGGCACCGCCACGCTCAGCTACACCCTGGCCAAGGGCCGCCCCGAACTGATCCCCGACCAGACCTACAGCCTCACCGGCATCAAGGCCGAGATTGCCGCCATCGTCTGGCTCGGCGGCAACATCCGCCACAGCTTCACGCCGGACAGCTACACCACGTCCCTGGAGCTGGAATCCCAATTGCCGGACGGCGACGATATCGCCGGCCTGGCCGACGAGAATGCCGGCTATACCGGCGTGCTGGCCTGGTACCGCGACGCCAACACCGGCCAGCAACACAAGCTCACCGAGGGCGACCAGACCAACCCGCGC